ATTCAATACAAACTTAACGTTAGCCAAGAATGGAATAACATAAGAAGTATAAGCAAATCCAAAGTTCAAGTCCATACCTTTACCAGTGATAGCACCGATATCAGCAGCTTGGATAGTAAGACCAGAAGCAATTGCTTCTCTTTTAATAGCCTCATTTACCATTCTCATTCCACCCATACCAGTTTGAACAACTAAAGATCTTTTTGGATCTGGACCTTGGAACTCAACTTTACCATTGAAGAAGTTGTAGATTTCTCCACGGAACAAATCAAGTGTAAAGTTATTTTTATTGTATACTCTTTTGAAAGAGTTATCCAACTGTTTCCAAAGACCTACAGAAAGTCTCATGTCATCAGCACCATCTTGACGCAATCTACCTCCATGTCCCCACATTAAGTAAGTTTCAATATCAGTAGCAATTTTAGACAAGTGAGCTGCTTCCATTTGAGTCAAGAAAGTTCTAGAAAGATCACCATTATCAAATGCTCTTTTAACTTTATCTTTACCCATAACTTTGATCATGTCCTCTAATGAAGTAATAGAAGGATCATTAGTAGCACCAAAGTTTCTCCAGATTTCTGTTACAGGGATAGTTCCATCTGCATTCATACCACCTTTGATCATCAAGTCAGCACGAGAAGATACTGAATAATGTACGTGAGCTTCTGCTCCTCCTACAAAGTTGTAGAATTCACGGAAACCTGTTCTTGTAGTGATATCAGAAAATCTTTCACCATACTCACCTCTTGCAGAACCTTTTCTAAAAAGTTTAGTTCCGTTAGTAAGATATTTATGATCTAAGAATTTATAGTTGTCATTGTTAACCAATTGTACAGTATAAACAAATCCATCTCCAATAGGAAGAATGTCTTCATCTGTAATGTACATCTCAACTCCGTTATATTTGTCATAAGTGATGATATCACCATGTCCAAACTCACGTCTGTTAACTTTGATTTTAAAAGTTGAACCATCTGTACCAAGAATTCTCTGTGGGCTTTCAATGTCCTCAACAATATAAGGAAGGTCAATAGATACAGGAGTCTGCCATCTATACTCTCCTCTGTGGTTATCCACATTAATTACATTTTTACCACCAAAGCTAGACATTTGGTAAAGAGGCATTTCTACCTTTTGAGCCATTGCCCAAAGGTCCACTGGACCTAGATCCATTGGTTCTGCATCCTTCAACATGTTAACCAAGTGGTAAGAGTCTACGTGTGAACTTGCCGCATAGGCTGTATCCCGTAGAAAGATACCATTGTTTAAAACTGGAGTTGCCATTTTTTATTTGTTTTTAAATTGTTACTAATTAAAACCGCTTAAATATATTACTATTTGAACGGGATATTGTTCTTGTTGGTTTAGAAGAACTTCTTGGTTCTGGTCTGTCCTCTACACCATTTGAAGAAGTATTTTTTCTTGCTTCTTCTGTTTTAAGTTGTCTTACTGTTTTTTCTATAGTTTGTTTACTTCCTTGATCTCTTACTTTATTTCTATAACCATCTGGATCAGAAAGTAACCATAATGCTTCCGCAATAAGATCATGTCTTGGTTCTACAAACTGATACTTTTCCAAAAGGTGGCCTAGTAAGTTTGTAGGTCTACCAGAAATTGATGGATAGTTAGGTTGAACTAATCCAGAATATAAATTACTTTGAACTTTTCTATCAAGTTTGATTCCACTAAGTTCACCAGCTGATAATGTATTATAAACATTATCCTGGTAAGCTTTAGCTTGTTCAGCTTGTTGTTGCTTTTTATATTCTTGTTCTGCAAGTTTTCTATTTACAATATCTTCTTGCATTTTATCCAATTTCGGTTTGAATTGTTTAGCCTTTTGCTCAAGTCTATTTAATTCAGACCAATCTTGAATTTCCTGTTCAATTTCTTCTGGAGTACCAAATTGTGTAGCATGTAAATACTGTCTTGCAATTTCTGCTTGATCATATTCATCTGATGGATCTAATTGTCTCATCTCTTCCACATGCGCAAGAGTTCTGAACAGACCTTTAAGATCTGTACCACCATCTGCTACATATTTAGCAGCATACTGAAGTTCTTGAGGTAAAGCTTGAAAAAACTCTCTAGGAGTATTTTCTCTAATTTGATTTTCTCTTTCTTGGAAGTTAGCTTCAAAAAGCTCACGGAAATCTTTTGTAGTATATTCTTCTAATGGTTTATCATCATCAAAAGGTACTAAAGATCCTTCCTCAATCATTTTAGATGCTAAATCATATAAGCCAGATTTATCTACTTTAGGTCTGCCTTTATTACCAGCATCTTCTTCTTGTATAATTAAATCATTCAGCTCATTGATTGTTTCTTCAACTTCTGCTTGTTTTTCAGCAGCACTTGATTTATCATCATTAGTTTGTGCTCCTGGGTTGTCAAAGAACGTCATATCTGTCTTCTCTGCTTTGAAGACTGATTTTTTCTCAGGCTCTTTTTGATCATCTGGTAACATTATGCTTTCTGCACCAGGGGCTCCAAAAAGAGCATCAATATCTACATCTACTTGACCTACCGTTGTAGAGTCTTGTACCTGTTCATCAGGGTTTAAGTTTTGATCACTCATTTGTTGTTGGTTTTTTGTGTTATACTTTAATATACTAAATAAACTTGGGAAATTTAAAATTTAAAAATTAATTTTTTGCACTATATAGCTAAGTCTATTTTTTCTTCTTATCAGAAGATTTAGAATCGTACTTATTTTTATTTACCCTAGCTATTTCTAACTGTTTATTTGCTATATCTTGTTGTACTTGAAGCTTCTGTTGTTCAATGTCCATCTTCTGTGAATGTTTGACCATATCATCACTTTGCTTCTGTCTTTGTACATCCATTTGACTTTGATACTGTTCTGTTTCCCGGATTTCTTTCATAGCATCTTTAAAATCAGATTGTTGGTTCTGATTAACATCTGCCATAGATCCGTAACCAGCTGCTCTAATTTCAGCTACAGTAATGTCTTTTTGAATCATCTTATCATCTCTTTGAGCAGCAGCATCAATTTCCATTTGTTTTTGTTTCTCTTGAGAAGCAAGTTGTTCTTGTTGCATTTGCTGTTGCTGTTGCATTTCTTGTTGTTTCTGCTCTTGTGCTCTCTTCTCAGACATTTTCATTACTGTATTAATCTCAGAGATTGAGTCAGACTGAATAAGTTTACCTAAGTCATAAATAGATGCTCCTGTAGTATTATTCTGTAATGCCATTTGTTTTAACTGCTCTAGGATAGCTCTATGATTTGCATTTGTACTACAGAAAATATTTAGATCCCTCATTAAAAGGTCTGTACCATCAACTTGAAAAGTTACCTTTTCATCTAACTCTGTAACATATGTAAGTCTTGTAGATGGTTTTGTAGAATGATAATACTGAGCAAGATCTGTTCTCATCTGATGTACTCTTGGCATTAAGTAATCACAGTGTTGAATAAAGTACATTTCTGTTTGTGCATATGATGCAGCAGCAGCTTGCTCTACTCCAGTAGCTGTCATCTGAGATAATTGTTGACCCATTCTTTGTGGGTTAACTCCAATTACTTCATATGCTTGTTGTTTAAAGTGTGTTGCAAGTTGTACTCTGGACATTAATCTTTCCGTCTGAGATAGATCAAGCTTTTGGAAGTGCTGGAAGTTTAATGCATTTTCAGTGTTTGTAATAGATGTATCTAATGGTAACATCTGGAAATTTTTCATTGCTACATAAGCTTTAGCTAAATTTCCTTTACCCCAATCTTCACCTAATGAATGTCTTGGTAAAGTATTTTGGTCTAACATAATAATAGTACCAAGCTCATCTACTAAGATGTCTGCTATCTGATTATTTACAATATTGTATCCAATCTGATATGGCTTCATTAAATCAAGTAATGCAGTTGATCTAGTATTTCTATCTGAGAATACTGATCCTTCTACTGGAAGTTTACATCCATATAATGAATTATCACCTTTGAATTGAAACTTTAAAGGTCCAATCTTTGGTCTGTTTACTCCAATATAAATAGGAGTAAATCCTCCTGGATTATTCATACCCCAATAAGAAGGAATGTTTGGTCCAATCTTAATTCCACCCCATACTTCATTAATCCAGATCCAATCTATGTGTTCTCCAAATATTAAATTGTCTTTGGTTTTATTCTTAAACAATCTAGTATCATAAAGTGGCTTATCAGTAATTGAGTAGTCTTCACTAATTATTTCTGTAGTTACTTCACCAAGATCATTTACTTTAGTTAAGTGTCCAACCTTCTTCTGTGATTTCCAGTAAGCTGTAGTTATTCTTAATAGATAAGCAGTTCCTTGATCAACATAGTCTTCTCCTTCAGCAAGTATTTGTGTAATAATATCAGAACCATCTAATACATTTCCTGCCATAAATGATGTATACTGTCTGTATGCTAATGATGGCATATTAGTATTCCAATCATGTGATTTTGTTGCATCATAAAAGGATCCGTCATTTTGCAATCCACCAATGTTATATGCAGCCGATCTAATTGGATAAATTGATTCAAGAGCTTCCATTTGTTCTTCTGACATCAAATAACCATACTTATCTATGACATCTGATGCAGTCATCATATCTGTTTTACCTACCCAGTTGGCTTGTGAGATATATCTATTATCTGGAGATTTATGATAGAATGTAATTACAGGATTCCAAAGTTCTACTTCATAATCATCTTCCATCATTCTGAAGTGCCAAAACTCTCTGTCTGTAATTAACATGTCTCTGAAACCTCTTTCTTCAAGCTCATCCATTCTAAATCTTTCCACATCTACTTTGTGCTGATGAGATGCCCATTGCTCAATCAAGGATCTGTAATCCTTTTGAAAAAACTTTTCAATTTCAGGTAAAGATTTGATATTATCTGGGGCTAATTGCTGTTGTGCTTCTTCAGAATTTGGATCCAATCCTTGCTCTAGTAAAGCAGAAATAATTTTTGTTTGAGCATCTGCCATAAGTGTTTCTTCAATCATGGCTCTTTTTTGTTCTAACATTTCATTGTATGAAATATCATCAACAGCTCTATAGGTTAACTTAGTAGATCTTTTAGCAAATTCAGCTACAAGAACATTAATAACATTTGGAATGATGGGATAGAACTTTAATTCTAATGCAGAAGAATCTTCTTTTGTAAGTAATTCAATTATATCTCTGTACTCATTATCTTCTTCAACAATATAATCTGTTCTATCAATAATACCTTTTGCTAACTTGTAATTTTTCATTAGTCTTCTGGCATTTCTACGGATTTGTTTTAATCCTTGCCATTCTAACCAATCCAAATTCCAAGCAGCCCATTCTTCATCTTTTTCTTTTTTAGAAAGAAATTGCAAAGGTTGAGTTACACTACCTAACCGGTTTTGTTCAACTTTTGCTCCCTTCTTTAATTGCATCGCATTATATACCTGCATAACTCTTATTTAAAGTTTTTGAATGGTGATCTTTTAATACTATTTGAATTAAAAGACGAGTTGGTTCCAATATTGCGGAACGGACTCTTATTTAATTTAAACAAATTTTCTGACTTTTGCAAGTTTTTAGAGGCATCATCACTAATATGTCTTTTTAAATATCCTCTATTAGATTCTTGTATTTTCATAAAAGAAACCAAAGCTGCAAAGGATACTAGTCTATCCACGTTAAGACCATCTCTATATTCTTGCATTTCTCTTATTAGCATAGGATCTGGAATTCTTTCTATGCCATATTTTGTTTTCACAATTGTACCATCTGGTTTTGTTTCTACATCTAATTCTTCTTTAGTAAATTCTATAGCATAACTAAGTAAATGAGCTTTAAACAATGTACCTGTATTTTTCCAACCATATTCCTGGTAAACATTTGCATTTGCTCCTAAATCTTTTAGGAAAAGAATTTGACTCTTAGGTACAAGATATCTTTGTTTTCTTCTTGATATCATATATTGTATAAATAGAGATATATTATTTTCTACAACTGTCCAAGCATTGTACCACTCAATAATGAGTTCTAGCATTTGATGAGTTTTATTAATATCATCATATCTACCACACCATGCTGCTACTATTTTACTTTGCTCTATATATGTTTCTACTTCTCCAGCCACTTCTTTATTAACTTCTATTGAAGACTTCATAATATATATAGAGCACAAAGATTCAGAAGTTGTTGTTTTACCTTCACCAACAGGGTCAATGGATGCATAATACATTCCAAATTTTGGATTCTCTATTGGTCTTTCCCATACTGCAAGACAACCGGTTTTATCCTCTGTTTTTTTATTTATAGGAAATTCTGATATTGGTCTTTTATTACTTGTCTTTACAGTGGGTTTACCATTTTCATCTGTTGAAATATCCAGATACTCAACACCATATTCTTTTTCTTCTATTCTTCTCTGTTGAGCAGCTAGTAAATGAGTTGGAAAAACAGATACTGTTCTGTTTGCAAAAGCTTCGTGTATATTTCTTGGGTGCTGAGAAATTCTTAATTGATATTCTTCTGGTGCAAGTTCTTCCTTCCAAATCTTAAATTGCTCATTGAGTGCATTTAATGCATCTTCTACAAGTGAATTACCATATTCATCAATATGTGGAGGCATAGACCATTGCTCAGGAATAAACAAACCTGAGAGACCTGTTGTACCTTTATCATCTATTAAATCTGTTTCAACAGCATAAATATCTTTTGATGTAGGATTTAATATCATATCTTTTAATGGAAGACATTGACCTAAATCTCCCACAGACCCAGCAGCTATAAACATTCCTGTAGTAATAAGACCTGATCTCATTGCTGGTCTCATATACTCATATGTCTGATCCATCTTTGGTGCAATCCCAGCCTCTTCATGAAAGAAGTATTTTACCGGACCCCCTACACCATTTGTTGGATCTTTCTCAAATGACATACCTTGTATAGTACCTTTAAGACCAACTTCATTTTTTCTATCTCCTTTTCTTACCTCAATTTTTTGCTGCCACATCATTACCTTGTCAGGAGACATTGGTCTATACCATGCAGTATGTTCATTTAAGAAAGCAGCATATTCTTGTAAAAATTTCCAAGATCCTTTTTCATTAATATAATCTTTTAAACTTGCTCCTATCTTTAAAGTAACCCCTGCTTCAAACCATTGTTGATTGATAAGTTTACCCATATGATAATAAGATGAAGCAATCTGCCTTTTTTTAAGAATAGCCACGTGTTTGTATGCTAACTCAGCTAATAACTCATATAAAGCCATATGATACTGAGCATCTCAAATTTTAG